CCCACTGTTAGTACCCCCGCCTCTTTACAGTCACGACATAACGGTTCTCTTGATAGGTGCATCCGTCTTAACCTTCGCCATGTCGCATCGTATCCACGCTGTGAGGCTGTACCCCTTTGCCTGTCATACACCCTATCCTTACCCCTACGCTGTACCCCGCATTGACTGCAAACCCCATTGCGTACTAGCCCTGTGCAGTGTCTATCCTTGCAGGGTGTAGCTGCTCTGCTTGGCATATCACCCACCCCCCATATTGTTAGCCAAGGGCAACCCATATCAAGGCACTTACCACCACAACCAACGCCAACGTCATGGCAAATAGATGTTCGCCCTCGCCTTGCCTGCGACTTAGCTCGACAAAGCCCAGCGCGGCGGAAGCTACTGCGATGATCCAGATCACATCAGACTTGGCGAAGTCCACGCTTAGAACGCCGCCAGCAAATCAAACTGCCTGACGATAAATATTAAGAAGATGAGCGCCACCAGTACCGTCACAATGACACGGATTGGCTCAGGTAATGGGATCTGCGCTAAGGCCCAAAAGACCACATAGCAAATTAAAGCGATGATGATAATGGCAATCAGCAAACCTAAGAGACCGCTCATGTTTCCCCCTCAAAGCTCTAAACCGTGCAGAATCGCCCACGTTTCGGGGCAAACTCGCCCAGACCGCATCGGCGTACCCGGCAAGTAAGTGCCGTCAATGTCCTGCAAGCGAATTTCGAAGTGCAGATGAGCGCCGGTAGAATTGCCCGTACTGCCCACCTTGCCCACCGTGTCGCCCGCTTGCAAGACCGTTCCCGCCATTGCGCCCGGCTCCATCAAATGCGCGTAAAATGAATAGCAACCAAAGGCGTCATGCGCCACTCTCACATACCAGCCGTACGCCGGGTCAAAGGCGCTGTAGGCCACGATGCCAAAGGCCAGACTGCGTATGGGCGTGCCTTCTGTTATTCCGAAGTCCACACCGTTATGGCCCCACATGCCGAATGAGCTGTAATCCTCCAACGATTGGCCAAAGTGCTGCGTAAGGCGTGCGCCGGGCAGCGGATGCACCAACTTCATGCCGGGTGGCGTCGGCCTGGGCGGTTCTGGTTCGATGACGGGCGGGTCAGGAATGGTCGTGGCGAGAATAGCGGCGTAGGCCGGCTCAATGTCAAACGAAAACCATTCATGTGAGGCGAAGTCAGAGGCAAAAACACAGGAGCCGAGAAAACGCTTATCTGCGCTCATCAGGCCAGTGTATTCGGCAAGCTCATTGGCATACGCTTGCGCATCCTTGCGCCCACGCCAGCCGCGCTGATTGTGCGCCACGCTGCCATCCTCGACGTACATATCAATGCCCGTCTCGCCGATTACTATCGGCACGTCCCACGGGCATTTCAAAGTGCGTCCGCACCACCAGCCCCAATTCTCTTTTGGCCCCGCATCGGCCCAATATTCGTGGCAGATGAGCGCCCCGTTATTCTTCCTGATAGCATTGTCAACGCCGTGGTAAGGCGACCAGTCGGGCGGCGTGTCCGGCCCCGTATTCGCCGGCCAGCCCACCGATAGTTGCATAGCGCCTACGCGCAGTCCCAACTTTGTCGCCTCGTCACATAGGGCGATGGTGTAGCGGCGCAAGGCTTCGGGCACGCCGGCATCCCAAACCGCCGGTTCATTAATGCCGAGGATGAGCGTGCGCGCCTTATCAAAACCCAGATGCTTTTGGTGACTATTCCATTCGCGAGCGTGGCGGATTCCCGTCGTAACCGGGTCTTTGAACATGTCCTCTTTTTGCTCAGACAAAGCCCAATCCCGCGCAATGACGAGACTATTCGGTAAGTTGTCTTTGGCCCAGGCGTAGTCAGGCGGCCCGCCATCCATGATCTTGAATACGGAGGGCTGCATCTGCTTAAAGTAGGCGTAGTCTTGCGCTCTGCGGTGCATCACCGACCAGTAGACGCCTAAGCGACTCGTCATTCTGTCTCCCGTACGCGTAGCAGTTCGCGCAGTACGTCAATCATCTGTTGTTGGTCGCTGTGCGCCACGTCGCAACTGTTCTTCAATTGGGCGATGGCGGCGCGGTGCGCCCTGTCGAGTAGATAGAGCGCCACGGTTGCGATCGAAAAGCAGCCCAAAATCCATTCGAGCGGCGACCATTGCCATTCCACGTTACGGCCGCTCCGCCATCGCGAAGTGCGCCAGGATTGCACCCGCTATTCCAAGTCCTAGCCAAAAGACAGGTTCAGATATGATCATGATGTTTGGTGTGGGAAATAAAAAACGACCGGCGGGATTACCCGCCAGCCGCATCGACTGTGCAATATATGTGGCTGTAATGGCGCGGCGATGAAGTAAAGAAGGCCTGCGCACAGCCTAGCGGCTTGCGGGCCTTCTAGGTGTTAAGATAACACTTGCCGCGCGCGCTGTCAATAAAATCGCGTAATCATGGCGGCGGCAGCTCCTCTTCCATCACCAGAATCACCTCACGCGCTATCTCCGCCGACTCGCAGTGGCGGAAATCTTGCCACTTGCTGCCACGCGCCAGCTTGCGCCGCTGGATGTGGCAGTCGTCTTGCGCGTCAATGCGGTACATCCATAGCGTTGCCGGGCGGTGAATTTCGATCATGCTGCGCTTCTCCGTTTCCGTGAAATTCGATCAGTGGAACAAATTCGCCCCGATATTTAGCGCGGTGAATCACTTGGTCATTGTGCGACATGTAGACGTAGCCATCCTGGTCTATCTCTGCGAGGATGGGCATGGCTCCTGCAAATGGGTAATAGTAAAAGGGCAAGAGTTTCACGCCGACACCTCCAGTCGCAACGGTTGCCAATCGCCAGAGAAGGCGGCCAACGGTATAGATTGCTGCCTGCCTATCAGCTTGACGGCCAGCTCGTAGCCGCGCCGGTTCCAGACGTTGACGATTTCGACGGGGCCATGCACGCGCCGAAACTGGTTGTTGTTGCCGACCGCACGCGTGCCGGAAAACCAAAAGAAGCCCGTGGTGTCTGGCGTCATGGTGCGGCCGCCGGCGCTAGTTTGGCCGCATCTTGGATTTCCTTCTCCAGTTCCTTCTTATGCACTTCATGCAGATAGGGATAAATCCCTTCATTCGTTTGCGCTCGGATATAACCGGGCCGATTGTCAATTCCCTTGAAGGGATGCTGCTTGTAGCGGCCAACAAAGTCATGGGCATCGTCCGGATCGGCGGCATAGATGTTGTTACAGAGCCAGCACCATTCAATAAAAACACGTAAGAGTCTACTATCCAGCGTGGAGATAAAAGCATCAACACCAACAAAACCATCAACATACTCCGCTTCCTTGCGCGCAAAGTCGGCCAGCGTGTTGTTGTTGATTTTAACTTTTGCTTTAACTTCTTGTTGAACTTCTACTTCTTGTTGTATTTGTTGTTGATCTTCATCATGTACTTTACGTGTATTCTTCATGGATTTTACATGTAAAGTTATGTCTACATCGTCAGTCCCGTTAGACGCCTCCACCAATGCGGCATGATATATGCTTCGTTCGCCAATTGATTCAGCGAGGCGGCCAGCCAATTCACGTTCGTTTGGGATAAGACCAATGTTTTTCAAGCGTCGAAATCCTGGCGGTGGTGGCAGGTCGCTCTCAAGTTCACGCTCATAGGTCATATTGATATTGTGCTTGCGGAAGCCCTTGAAGAAAAGAATATAGCCGTCTTTCCATTCATAGCGCACGACCAGGTTATGTTCAACCCATTCTTGGATGATGCGCCCCATCTTATCCATAAGTTCCACGCGGCGCGGCACAACCTTACCCCATAGAGGAATCGGATCGCCGGCAATCAGACCATCCCGATCCAGGTGCGGAATCGTCAACAAAAAGATTAGCTCGGCCTCGATACTCATACTGTTGAGGTCGGGGTCACTGCCGGCCTTTGCACTTAACATTCTAGCCTTAGCCACAATGCGCCTCCCCCAAATCTATATCCCCGTCTATATCCTTTTCCGGCCCCTGCCAGCTTGAATCAAACTCGTTCATTTGATATATTCCCCTCGTTCATTTTCTTGGCCCCACGTGCTGTGCCGTCCAGGTCAACAGCCGTGGGGTGTTTTATGCTAAAGATGCTTATTGGCTTCGATCTTCTCCGACTTGCTCTCGGCTATCGCCGCCGTCAGAATGCGATCCATCTCCGTCACATCCAGCGCCAGGCCCAGCAGCTCGTGTTCCAGCTTGCCGAGGTGCGCCAGCCCATGTACATCGACCCAATCAAAATTACGCGTTTCCTCTAGCCACTCCAATACCTTTCTCATTCGCCGCTGTGCTGCAACTGACCTCTGCATACTGTCCTCCAACGCCCATTTCACTTTGGTCGCCAGATGCGGCTTGTATACTTTCTTGCCGCTCGGCCTCCGCCTCTTCATCTCACCTGCCGTATAGACCAGCGCGGCACTTTCATCGACCACTTTGTCGGCAATGCTTGACATGATGCTGTTTTCCCTTCTATCCTGTGAGTGCTTATGATTCATGCCCCGCACCCCGCGAGGCCCAAAGACTTGCTATTTGCGACACTTCCCACCTCGCCATGCGCTTGCCGTGGGAAGTTTTGCGTCATATCACCCTCGCTCCATCGTCTGCGCTTGTGGCGCTTGCGCGCCCGATACCGAAAAGCGCAACTCCGCGCCAGCCCCCTTCGCTACCGTGAAAGGATGAAATTGTGGTCAAAAACGCACGGGATCTACTTGAAAAGTTCCTCACCGCCAAGAGCGCCGCCGGCAAAGCCGAGCGCACACTGCGTTGGTATGCCGACATTCTTGGCGCGTACCTGGATTACGGAGAGCAGAACAATCTTTCGTGGTGGCGTACCGAGACCATCGAACGCTTCCAAGCGCATCTGTGGCAGCGCGGCTTTAAGCCAAATTCGGTCGATTGCTATTACCGGGCGATCCGTGCCTGGTGCAACTGGCTCATCAAGCGCAAGCTCATGCCCGCACCTTCGCCGATAGAAGCGTTGGAACGACCCACCCGGCCCAGCGACCCCGTGCCGCACGTCACGCTCAACGAATTTACGCTGCTGCTGCGCGCCATCCAGGGCGACGAATGGACGGATCACCGTGACCGCTGTTTACTGTTGTTGATGTTCTGGAGTGGACTACGCGTGGCCGAAGTGATTGGCCTGCGCATTGTCGATGTGGATGTTGCCAAACGCCTCGTCACCGTGCGCCGCGGTAAGGGCGGTAAATCTCGCCTAGTTCCTTGCGCCTCCGACCTGGGCGTCAATATGGTGGCGTATCTACTGAGCCGTCCCGGCGTCGTGGGAGATGTGCTCTTTGTTTCCAACGATGGCTATGGGGGCGTGCGTGGGGCGTTAACGGTGGGCGGTCTGCGTCAAATGCTCTACCGGCGCTGCAAAGCCGCCGAGCTGCGCTACATGCACCCACATCTATTCCGGCATGGCTTTGCGATGCTTTTTTTGAACAATGGTATGCCGCTCAGCGCCGTGTCAGCGGCGATGGGCCATAGTTCGCAGCAAATTACGACTGACATCTATGCCCACTGGTTGACCGATGGCCTCAGCCGTGAATACGAATCGGCTAGAGCGCGTGTGGAGCGTAGGGGGAGCCCTCTGGGCCCCACATAGTCTGCTTCGTAGGCAGACACACTGGGCCACTTTTCTTGACTCTGGAGCAGAGAGTTGGGGTTCGAGTCCCTGCCCCCCAGCTAAACACCTTTTTTGGTTTTTAAGGTGCAGGCAATCAATAGCGGTGATCCGCCAAGATAAGCGCTGTTGATTGCCAAATAAGGGAAAAGCGTTCAGTTCTGTAAACAAACGGGACTGGGCGCTTTTTCTTTGCGCCTCGCCCCGGTCACATATTCACCCTAACCTGCTGTTGTTGCGAGTTCCGCGACCGGGGCCAGCAGGTTTGGGTCGAGCGTCAAAATATCGTTGGGCGTGCATTGCAACTCACGCAATAATGACTCAAGACTTCCAGACGAAAAAGCCGCCCCGCGAAACCAAGCAGACATGGCCGCCTGACTAACTCCTACGCGCTCGGCTAGTTCGCCAAAAGTCCTGATGCCAACGATTTTCATCTGCTGTTTGACCTTCCAGCGATCGATCCTCATGGCCTTCATTCCTTTCATTTTTTCGAACTCGCCACTAGGATACAATGGTTCCTAGCAAAACACAAGCCTCACTTTTGATTTTTGTCTTGACATTAAAGGATTATCATGCTAATATCAAAAGTGTAGCTTAAAACAAAGGGGTTGGCGCAAGCCAATGAAAAAGCGCCGGCGGCTGTCAGCCACGATCAGCCGCCGGCTAAACATTCAAGGTGAAAGGACGTTGAATGTCTGAACGTAAGTCTATCATATCCCGTGACAACTATGTTGCGCCAGGCCCACTCCCGCCCCGCATGGAGATCATTCAGCCCGGCGAGCTGCCGTCCATGCTGCCTGTCGCCCAAACCAGCGTTGAACTACGCACAAATTACGTAGACCGCAGCAAAGGTTTTCAGATCGCCACCCTGCCCATCAGCATCGCCTTTGGCGTGGGTGCACTGGTCGTGGCCGTCGTCGGCTACAGCGTGCCCGTGCTCAGCCTCGGCGCGCTCGCCGTCTTCTGGCTGGCCTTCCTGGGCTGGTGGCTCTTGGGCTGGGCCATCCATCATCTAGCCTCGCCTGATGGTGTCGCCCTGCTCTCCGCCATCCTCATGTATCGCATCGTGCGCCACGAACAGCGCGAGCGCATCAAGAGGTACCGCCACCATGAATAATGGCATCTACGAAAAGCTCACGCGCAAAAGTGTCATCATTGAGTCCCAGCCCCAGCGCCACACCCACATCGCCCGCGCCGCCGCCAACTTGTCCCGGCGCAACGTGGATCAAGCCACTGTCGAACTGCTCAACGAAGCCCACGCCCGCCTCATTGTTCTATGCTATGAGCGTGACGAATCCGGGCAACTTTGCAACGTAGATCCCGCCACCGGCAAGGTCCTGATCCCGCTGCCGTGGGGCAAGTCCGGTCATGCCAAATGGGGCATCGCCCCCAGCGAAGCCGACGCCCTGCGCGCCATCATGTTCGCCCGCCAGCAAAATGGTGTGCCACTGTTCCATTTCGACCGCAGCCGCCGCGCATGGTACGTCAACCTAGCGGATCACCCGGCGCTGCCTGTGCTGGCAGAGTGGCAGATAAGCGTGGCCGAGTATCGGGAAGCTAGGGGTGATGGTGGTGCATAGGGCGGTGCCCAGGAGGCACCCCCCGCCAGGAGCGATGGTGGTGCAGGGTAGCGAATACACAAGAGCAAGACAAAGGAGAAGTATTATCTAAGTCTCTCCACAAACCATCAAAAAGGAAATCATAAATGGTACATTCATCTAAAGAGTGGGAATCAAGCGAGCAGGCATGGTGGAATCATCGCTATGCGGCGACGCCACAAGGACAAGCGCGTCAATCTACCTCTACCCTCGCCCGCCCCATGGAGTTGCGAGCATACCGCCGCGCGCCCATGTTCACAATCGCCTTGCGCCACATTCTCACGTTGCCCGCAAACGAACGCATTTGGATTGACATTGGCGCCGGCCATAGCTCGACGATAGCCAACCTCGTTCACCCCCAGCACTATTACTATACCTACATTGCCACCGACATCAGCTACGCCGGGCTGGATCGCGGCAGGCGCATCGCCGCCAGCGTGCCCGTGCAACACGCGGCCTCCGCCGTGCCCTTTGCGCCCGCTTCCGCCGCGGTTGTCTCCGGCCTGGGTGTTCTGCATCATTTCCCAGACCCGGCGCAAACCTTGCGTGATATGATCGCCTTGCTTGCCCCCGGCGGCATCCTGGTGCTGCACGAAGTGCGCAACAAGCCGCGCATCGGCCTGGGTCGCACGCGTAGCCTGACCGCTGCCAAAGATAGCCCGCATGAAGGCCACATTGACGAGGAAGAAGTACGCGCCATCATCGACGCCTCTTGCGATACTGTCTATCACGCAAGAAGTATGACGCCCGGCTTGGTCGCCCTCAGTATGGCATTCAAGCTCGATCGCTTCTGCGCGCGCAGTCACCGTCTAACCAAACTCGCCGCCGCCGTGGATGATGCCTTCGCCATGACCGTGAGCCGCCTGCATCCCGCCCTACAACCCTGGGAAATGTTTCTTGTCGCTAAATGCCGTGGCTGCCCGTAATCGCCCAGCGCGGGTTGCCGGTCGGCGTTGTCCCAAGCCGTATTGTCACGCTGTCGCCAATATCGGGTAACGACAGGCTGGACGCCACGGTATCGGCCGTCAGCAAGCCCTGCGTGGCCGTAAAGGAGACTGTCAGCGCATCCGTACCACTTACATTCGTAATCGTGATCGTCTTGCCCTTCAGCCCAGACAAAAAGGCGTTGCTGGGGAGAAAGGGTACGTAGATCGTATTTGTCGCGCCACCGCTGCCTGGGTTGAACATGATCTGCGAGGCGTTGCGCAAATCAATCGTGGCGTCTACATCGTTAATTTGCACTTCGCTCAGATAGCCGTAATTCGGCTCACCCGTCATCCAACTGGCGATGCCTGTTGACGAATCGCCCAGCGCGCCCGTGTAGTCAGCCGTCGCCACACAAAAACGCATAAAGACCACCGATTGACTTCCCGTTGAGCTGAGCGCGCTAAACGGCCTGATACAGCCTTCGAGCGAGCTGTTCTCAAAAGTGACCGCCGACCGTATCGCCGCGCGCGTGTTAAGTACCATATCCGTCGTGCGCACCGTGCAGCCGTTGACGTAGACGCGGCACGCATCATGGGTTTGGCCCTGCTGATTATAAATAAACGAAATAAAGTGTTCCACCCGGGCGCCGGTGATGCGCAAGCCACCGTTGACAGCGCCCTCCGTTACCGCTATGTTGACGGCGTTGGATTGCTTGTACGCTTGCCAGACGACGGTGCCATCGGATACTGTCGCCCCGTAGGTCGTCGGCCATGTCGGCTCCTGGCTCGTCATCCAAATACTGTTGAGCGAAGCGCTGTCGGGGTCGCCGCCCGCCGCCAGACGGATGTAGATCGTGTTATAGCCCTTGGAATCGTTGTCGCCATAGCCCCACTCGCTTGCGGCCAGCCTGCCTGCAAAACCGTACGTATAGGCCGTGCCGTTGACCATAACGCCAAAGGGCTGCGACAGCGACGGGTTGGTGCCGGCCGCCAGCGTGCAATAGTATTCGTTGGTGCCTCTGGCGCTCACCGTCCAGGCGTAGGAGGCGGTGCGGATGCTGTTGTTGAGCGGGTTGGCGGCGCTTGTGCCGGCCGAGGTGCATTTGTACCACCAGCCATTGGCCCCCGCCTGGCCCGGCCGCACATAGGCGCCCAGCGCATAGGCCGTATTCGGGCGCCAGCGATTCGCAATGTGGCCCTTCAGTTCCTGGTTGATTTCACAGTGAATGCCCTCGATTAACAGCCCTTCATTGCGTACGCCCGTGGTGGCGGTCAGGTAAATCAGATTGTCATGCCCGCGCAGCACGCAGTTACGGATGGCGCTATCCTCCGTGCCCATCAGGTAAATGCCGTAAAGCGAATCGCCGCTGGTGGTTGACATCATGTTGGCAAAATGGCATTGCTCAATCAGGACATTGGCGGAAGGAGAAACGTTATTCGCCGCATGGTCGTTGGAGAGATAGACTACCGCCTGCCCCAAGGTGCCGCCAGATGTGCAATGCGTAATTTCCAACTGGTCACACTCATACAAGGACGAAATGCAGCGATAAAAGCCCTGGCTAAAGGTCACGCTGGCAATCGTCACATGCACACAGTTCGCATGGGTAAAATAGTCTCCCACCGAAATAAGCCCGCCGATGCGAATGCCGATACTGGTGGTGGTCGTGCTGTCGTTGCCCACCAACGTCAACATGCGAATCGTTGTCTGCCCCGGAATCAGAAAGACTGAGATATTGGTCGTGGCGCGTACGATGGTGCCTTCCGCACCGCGCCGCCCACCCCCGCTGATCACCATAGCGCGGCCCTCACCGCCAACAAGCGGCACGGTAATCGTACGGTTGACCATGTAGGTGCCCACAGGAATATAAACATTCTCCACAGCAACATCAGTCACCGTGCCGCCCGTCAGCACCGCCTCTTGGATAGCGCACCAGTCGTATTCATCCGCCGCCGTAATCGTGAAGGCGGCGTGCGTCAACGGAAAGGCCGCCTGCGCCGCTGTCAGCGCCGCGCCGCCGCCGATCACGTGGCTGCTACCATCGCCGTAGGCGCCAAAAGCCTTGACGTTGACTTCGCGCTCCAGCGAGGCGACCGCCGCCGGCAACGTTGCCGAGGCAGTACCGCCACTATAGACCGCCATCGCCGCCTGATACTCCGACTCCGAGATCATGGTGATTAGCGCATTGTCGGGAATACCGCCCGTGCCAAGTGCTTCGGCAAATGTCAATTCCGTCTCGCTAAAAATGGCGTAAATCGTGTTGTAAGCAATCACGCCAGACGCCAAAGAGTAGGCAACGCGCGCACCGGCGATAAAGCCCGTTGAGCTATCGACAACTACGTTTATTTCCCCCGACCCAGTCGGCCCATCCGCCAGGGTTGCCACATTGCCACCCGAAAGCACCAGGCTATCAAAGCGCGAGCCAATCGAAGGATATGCACCGCGCGCCGCCGTTAGCTCCGTGCTGTTGGCGCTGAGCTGCGTGTCCATTGTCCCAAAAGGGTCATTCCAAATTGCGGCGTCATTCTTGCGGCTGTCGCCATTCACAATTGGTGTGTGAAAATTTTGTGTGATGGTACACCTCCCTAAATCACGTCAAAGCGATACTCTGAATAATCGTTCTCACGAGCAACTGTCCGTCGATCATGCAACTCACGCGGCTGGCGAATGAGCCTGAAGCCTTACGCCGAAATTCCAGCAGGTTGGATGATTGCAACGGCACAAAGTTGGCATCATAGAGCACTTCCGTCATGTCCAGGCGATACCAGTTGCTACCTAAGGAAACAGCGTCATCAGAGAGCGCAATCCACCCCCCGCCGTTGACCTGATACTCTAAATCCGTAATATCGAAGGTCAGGCTGTTCGTCTCCCGGTAAACGCCATAAAGCGTAGTAATTACAGGCGTTACCGTGTGCGTATGGTCCGTCAAGGTCAGCCCGTGCGTATGCGAGGCATCGCTGCTGCTGGTCGGCGTGGTCGCACCGCCGTCACCGCTAGAGACAGTCGTTGCGCCGCCATCATCGCTGGTGGCGACATCGCCGCCGCCCGGTGTCGTGTTGAGGTGTTTGTCGCCAGCGCCGGCCCCGGTATAGTTCATCACCACGTTGCCGCCGACAATCGTCAATGAAGCCGTGCGGTCAAGCGCTCCGGTATTGGCAACATTGATATAGTGCTCGTGATCCGGAATGTCATGGTCATGGTCTGGTATCGTTACCGAATGACTGTGGTCGGCAATTGTCACCGTGTGGCTGTGGCTAGTGCCGCCACTGGTCGAAGTCACCGTCGCCCCACCTCCGCCCGAAGTGCCGGAGCTGCCGCCCACGCTGCGCACGGTAGATTCAAGCGGCAGCATCCTCGTGCCGTCGTCGGTTTCAAAATCAAAAGCCACCTGGTTGAGCTGGCACACTTCCGGCCCAAAGCGAAAGCGCACCTGCGCCACCTCACTCGATATGCCGTTATGCCAAACGTAGCGCTGGTAGTTCGTGACATAGCTATTTGGCCCCCGCTGCGGATGGCTCGTAAATAGCTTGCCCTGCTCCATGCCCGCCACCACCTCGCGGCTGCCATCTTCCATCCAGCGCGCAACACCCGCAACGGTCAGGTCACTACTGCGCGCCCCACTGCTATCAATGCGGTTGCGAATGGCGATGATCACCATCTCCTCGCCGTCCACCACATAGCCCTGGTCTTGATACTCCACCGTGACGATATGGCCCACCGCCACAGAGCGAGGCAACTTGATTACATTCAACTTGTAAGTCTTCAGGTCCGCCGCAAAGTCATGTCGCTGCAAGTGTGCCAGCGCCGCATCAAAGAGCTGGTTGGCCGCGCTCGTCATGTCGGCCGAGGTGTTGGAAATGGCGCGGATGTCCTGAAAGCGGATATGCAGCCCGATGCTCTTGCCAATGGCCGTTACAGCGTTATTAGACTCGATATAGTTGTTGGCTTTGTTAAGGGTAAAGCCGCTGGGCGCGCTGCGCAGTGTCGGCCCCAGCGTCAGCCTCATATCGCCATCGCCCGCCCCGTAAGGGTAGATACGCGTGATCATGCGGAAAGCATCTACCTCTTCGCCAAAGCCCTGAATGAAGCAAATGTTGGGGTTGCTCTCCGCCTGCACAGGTTCGCCGGCAGTGGGAATGGCGCGCAGATGGTTGTTATCGGTGTCCGTTCGCAGCCAAACAATCTGGCGAGTGCCGTCAGTCGCCACGCGCCAGTGCTCGCCGCTCTTTTGCGCCGCCATCACCAGCGCCGCCAACGCACTCTCGCCGCTGTACTGCCCATAGAGCGAAGCGCTGGTGGTGGCGTAGCCGTCTGTCGTGTCCAGCGTCCAGGTTGTGCCGTTGAAGGTGTTGGCAGCGGTCAATATCTGAGCAGGCCCATTCGTCACGCCGGCGCCGGAGCCGTTGGTCAAATTGAGGTCGCCCACCGGCGCTTCCGCCAGTTCGCCGGTCAGGTCGCGCCCGCGCACTTGCAGCCGCAAGATGCCGCTGCTGTCAACGCTCTTGGCCGTATGCTCGACAATCCCGCGAAACAAAAATTCCTCGTCAAAGGTAAACGCCAACACGACGCCCTTGGGAATGACAAGCGCCGCCCGTGGGTCACTGAGCGCAAGGACGGCGCTAAAGTTTCCCGACTCGGATAGTCTGTAGCCATACTCCAGGCTCAGTACCGTCACCAGCGGCCCCGGCCCAATGCGGTCGCCAGACCTATCTTCCATGTCAACGATTAGGCGATTCGGCCCAATAAATAAGTCACTCATTTGAAGTGATCATAAAAAGAGAATCGAATCGAATATTCCTGGTAAAAGGTCGTGCCGCCATTATTCGTATAAGTCACCGTAACCTCATTGTCGCCGGGAGCCAAGAGCACCCAGTTGGTGCGGTCATAGACGGTTAGGTCTGACCAGCTATCCTGTAGATAGTGCACGACGCCCTCGTCGTCACCCACCAGAATGACTGTGCTCGGCGCTTCTGTCTCAGGCAATTTCTCAAAGTAAAATTCGGTCGTATCGGTCACGACAATATTGTGATAAACGCCGTCAAAATCTTCTGTACCCGCGATTTCAACGCTGGCGCCTGTGGCCCAGCCATGATCAGAGACTGTAGTGATATAGACTCTTGCGCCACGATTGCGGATGAAACTGATATTGCCTGTCGTGGTGTCATGGCGCACCCGGCAAGACTTTTCGCCGCTATCGATGATCAGCGTCCAACCGCCACTAATGCCAGGGTTCACCCACTCCAACTTATGCCCCGTTGCGCCAAACTGGATCGTCACATCGTCCACGTTTTCGTCCAGCGCAACTTCAATGCGCATGTTGCGAACGTAGGTAGATCCGGCCGTGGTCAGCGTTTCTTGCAGCGTGCCGGAGGGCCAATCGAGGTCAAATGTGTGGTCCTGCATCCCCAACTCAGCCGTGCCATCGCCCAGGTAAAAAGTCTCGTCACCCACTTCCCAGGCAGATCCCGATTCAATCACCCCATACCACTGTTGCGACGCCGTAATAAAGGTCAGCGTACAGGGCAGCCAGTTGCCCTTGGCCTCCAGCGGTCGTGGATTATGCACCCGCTGTAGTCTCGCCCACTGCCACCAAATTTGGCCATTGTCGAACATGACAGAGAGTTTGCCGCGCTTGCCAATCTTGCCGCGAATGGCATTAAATTTCTCGTACATCTCGTCCGCTGTGTCGCCCCAGATCAAACAGTTGCGCGTGATGGGCCTGATGTTCTGCGGGCTGACACGCGAACCGTAATTATCAAAAAAACCGCCACCCGGCAGTTGGTTAAACGAGGTCAGCGCATCGCCGGAACCAATGTCGTTGGAGCCGCCTTGCGGTAAATATTCAGGTAAAATGAGGCCGTCGAACATGTAAATTCTGTACATTAAGCGCCCCGATACCGCATAGCGTCTAAGATGCCTTCGCCGGCGGAGAAGCCGCTTTCGTAGCCGCCATTCGCCAGGTTGACCTGAATCTGGTTGACGGTCGAAGGTGCCGACTCCTGAAAAGCATTGCCTTGCAACTTGAAATTACCCGCCCCGCCTAAGATGTCGTCAATAATTTGTTGGTTATTGAGTCCGGGCGCATTCTGCTGGTTGAAGCCGCTTGGTGTGGGCGTAAAATTGCTGGAGCCGCCCAGCAGCGCGCCAATCGTGCTATCCCACCATTCCTTAATATCGTTCCAGGTGTCCTTGAGTCCCTCCCAAGCGCCGTTCATGGCTCCAACCAGTCCATTTCTCAGGTTAGGACCAAAGACAAACTCAACAAAGTTGAGGAGAATATTGGCAAAGCCTTCAAAGTTGCCGCCGATAGATTTCCAAAATTCGTCCCAGTCGCCAGTCATCAGCGCATGGAAAGCGTCCTGCGTTCTGCCCCAATTCTCAAAGAAAATGCCAACCGTATCAAGCACCATGCGCACCCAACTGGTAAACGCTCCGAGCGTATTGGCAAGCCAAGTTGACCAGGTTTCCTCGGCGGACTGCCCACCGTTATCAAAGGCGGAATTGACGCGGATCCAGAATAGTTCGAAGTCTTTGTCTAAGGTCATGAACTCTTCGGCCTTGGTGCGCATCCCGCCCAAATCCTCTTCCCAAATTTTCTTGACACCTGCCATTGCCAGCGGAATCATGCCGACCAAATTGACCACCATGCCACTGACAGAGTTGACTACGCCCTCGATCATCGGCAGATTTTCGTTGACAAACGCCAACATTGCCTCGCCGGCCGGCGCAATGCCGACTTGGAATTTGCGCCACATGCCTTCGATCACGCTGCCGAGGTTGGAGTATTTGGTGTCGAGTGTCCCGGCTTGGTCTGACATTTTGTCGAAAGCATCGGCCATCGGGTCTATGTTGGTGATAACCGTTGCACCCAAATCCTCGAACTGCGTACCCAACAAGCCAACGCCCGCTTGAAATTGGATATTCGCATCTTCGGTTCTCTGGAGCGCGCTTGTGACTTGAGAAAAGGCGTCTATCGCCGTGATGCTGCCATCGGCAAAGCCCGCCGCCATTGCATCAGCGTCAAGCCCGATTGCTTGCAGCGAGTCTCTAGTGAGGTCTGATCCGTCCTGAATGCGAACCCTAAACTCTTTGAAGGCGTCAGCGGCTTTGTCGGTACCTAGCATGCCACCCTGCAAGCCCGACAATAGCGTACTAAAGAAATTGTTCGCGCTTGCGCCGCCTTCTGCGAACTGTACCGAATACTCGCCAATGGTGTCTAGGAAATCGCCGCTTCTGTCCATTCCCAACTGATAGCCATCCGCCAACATGCCAAACGCTTCGTCACTTGTAATACCGAATTGTTCTGTTAGCGTCTTAACCGCATCAATGCTGTCAGCCACGTCAACGCCGAACACATCCCGCAAGCGGAAAGCGTTTTCGGTCATTTCTTTCAACGCTGGGTCTTCAGCCGTGAGTCTCAGCCCTTTGGCTACATTCTCGACAGCCGTGCCCACGTCCGCAATCGAGTCACCAAAATTGTTAGCATAGATATCTTTAATGGTCTGCCCGAATGCTTTGGCCTTTTCGCCATTCAGCCCAAGACTTGCGCCGATCTGGTCGGTGGCGGCGTCAATGTCGGAGGCAACGTTGAACGCCTCGGTGCCGATGCCGACAATGGCAGCACCGGCCGCCACAGCCGCACCGGCCAAACCCACGCCGAATGCCTTCGCCATGGTGACGGATGCGCTTTGCGTCTTCTTTTCGGCGCTCCCCAGGTCTTTATCGAGTTGGCTATCATCGGCCTTGATGAAGACAATCGCTTCTGCTAGGTTGAATGGCAATTTACGCCCCCCTGATCCCAAAGCCCATCGCCGCCAACGCAGCGAGCGGCATCTGACCCTCATCCCTCTTCTTGCCGCCCAGCGCCTCGCCCAGCGTACTAATCAGCACCTTCGCCTCAAACTTCTGGCGCTCCAGGTACGCCAGCAGCAGCCGCTGCACCACCTGTTCGGGCAGCTCCTGCGCGCTCTCTACGGTGCAACCCCACTGGCTACATGCGAGTTCGATGATGTCGTAGTCGCCGTGCGGCCAATTCGGCGCGTCATGGTCGCCACCACGCCGAAAGGGTCGGCCAGGATGACCACCCCCTGAAAGGCAGCGAGAATCTGTTTGTCGGTGGCATGGTTTTCGATATACTCCCGCTCCGCTTCCAACACCGGCGAATAAGTGATCAGCATATCGAAAACCAGGTCCAGGCCATCGGTAAAGAGTTCCTCGGCCAACGGCACCAGCTTGAGCAGGTCAGCCGCCGTGTTAAAGACGATATCCGGCGCTGCGCTCACCTTCTCGAAGAGCGGTTTAATCTCCTCAAACAGCCGCTTCTTCCACGGTTTCGAGCGCATGAATCCGGCGGTTTGCACCACAAACTCACGCTCGCCCAAGTACAGGGTCGCGCTCTCAATCTGGCTCATGTCGAAGTGGCCGCTGCCGTGATCACCTGCAAGATGCCCAGCTCTTCGCCGGAGTCCTGCGATAAATCACCAATGATCGTAACCTCAAAGGCCAGTGCCGATTCCTTGGTTTTGCCGTAGGCGACCTCGCCCGTCATCCGGAAGAAGCCCTGGTGAAAGAACCAGCGCACCGGCTGCGGGTTGCCGGCGTCGTCGTAGCGCCGCGCCTCGACCCCCCATTTACGCAGCGTGACATCGGCCGAAGCGCCAAAGGCAATCTCGCTGTAGCCCTTTTGTCCACCCCCGGCCGCGGCCGTGGTGACTGCCGTGCCCTGCAAGGCCAGTTCCCAATTCGCAATCGACAATTCCAACAGCGAACCCGTCAGCATCGCTTCGCGGCGCGTACGGGTTACTCCCAGCGTGACCGTCAGTTGCTCGGAGTAGACTTTATAGACTTCCTCCGCCAGGCTAATGGCAACGCCGCTTCCTTCGGGAAAGTCGCCGACATCCACCCAGGCGCCGCCCCATGCCGCCCCAAACGCCACCGTCGATTCATCCGGGTTGGCGGTCAATAGCGGCGCAACATACATTCTTCCCGGCCCTATCAGTACATCACCCATATTAGTCTCCTGTCGTATGCAAAATCACGTCGATCATGACCCGGTACACATCACTCTCTTCGTCCCAATCGTCCAGCTCATTGACCACCCGCGCCATGTTGATGCCGGGTGTCTCGCTAATCGCTACATACTCTTCTAAAGCGTCCTTGACCGCCGTTGCCAGCGCCTGCGCGTCCACATAACCCGCCGCCCAACAGTTGATCTGCCAGCGCGATTGCCTAAGCGTTGACGTGCCGTCCTGGCCCGTGTTGCTGATTCTCTGGTAAGAGATCGCCTCATAGGTCGGATTCTGCGGCAGCTTGAGCGGATAGATACGCGTCGATACAATGCTGCTCACGCCCGCATTCTCCGCCAACGCCCCTTTGAGAAGGTTGTAAATACTCACTTGAATCGCTTCCCAATCTGCATCGTAATCTCGCTGCCGATTTGCTCTTTGAGTTCGTCAAAGGCCGGGCGCAAGAACGGTTTGGCCGGATGCTTCTTTGTGCCTAACTCGACAAACTTGGCGTAGAAGACCGCAAAGCCCGCCACCGCTCCGCCCTTGGGCGGCTGCACTTCTTTATTGTGTTTCTTGTCGCGCCGGTAGGTGGACTTCTTCTCGTTCGCCACATAGCCCGACTGTGCCAGGTCGCCGCTGGCCTTGGGCGCACGGCTGGACGCCGCATCCACCAGCATCTGCCCGCCAGCAAAGAGGCCGTCGGGCGTCCCTTCGCGGATCTGTTTCAGTAGCTCATCACCGTGCCATTTAAGACTCACTAGACCTGCTCCTCTCGGCACATCAGCACCAGATCGCTTTTGCGCCCGTCCGGGTCCACCACATTCTCAACATAGAGGATACGGTCGCCGCGCCACAGCCCGCGCATCTGCACCGTAATATCCTCGCGGTAGCGAATGCGCACGGTATGGCTCACATTCGCCATCACCTGCGCCCCGCCCGACAGAAAACGCTCGCCGGCGGCGCGTGACTGCACGTTCGACCACGTAGTCGGCACACTCGGCAGCTCCGCCCACGTTGCAATCGGCTCGCCAGACTCATCCTGGATCACCGTCGCCACCTGCCAGGTGATTCTCTCATCAAGAGAACCGGCGCGCATCAGGTTCTAGCCTCCACGTCGAATTTCAATGCCGCACTGGTCAACTCACTGCCCGTTTTGTTGAGTACCGCCCACACGCGCCATTTGCCCGCAACATCAAACACATCCTCCTCTGCGGTGTATTGCAAATAACCGTCTACGCCGTCGGCTGTAAACGTTGCAGTTTTCGGCACCTCAGTGCCGTCCGGCTTGCGAAAGACAAATTGCCGGGTCGTATAGCTGCTGATGTCAACCGCTATGCCATCCTGCACGATGCGCAGTTTGCCCACCCAACCAAAATCACTCTCGTGTATGTTTTGCCAACTCATAGGCTCACATCCCCCGCTGCAACAAAGCGCATTTCCACATCGGCGCTCAAGACGTAGGGCACCACATCAATCGCCTCGCCGGCGCTAAACCAGTGCAACACCCAACGCAAAATGTCGCGCATCAATCAACTCCTGTGATGGGTTCGGCGGCGGCGTCAATCGTCACCGTCTTGACCACAAAGTTGCTGCCGGTCGTCTTGCGGATGGTAAGAGTCGTGCCACTGATACTGCTTTCCAGCGCCATTAGAATCAGCGCCGCCAGGCTGGTGGTGTCGGCTGTATCCTCAACGTTGCTCACGCCCCGACCAAGTACCGCATCGGCAATGGCGCCAACCGTCGGCAGAGCAGCAGCCGTAGCCAACCCACTCTGTATCTCGGTCACGGCGTTGGCGGCGATGGCGTCATTGTCAATGGCGTCTGTAGCAATGGCGGCTGCGGTAATGGCATTGGCGGCGACGCTCTGCACGGCGCTGTTAACGATATTGCCCACGCTCTGCAAGGCGGGAAGATGCTTTTGTGCTACGCTGCCACTCGCCGTTTCAAAGATGGCGATATAGGCGCCATCCGCATCGACGCTGCCGCCACTGAGAACGTAGTAGTAAAGCCCATTGGCTTGTTCAGTTGCGCTTGCCGCTGCCACAACCGGCGTGCCGGAAACGCCTTCGTACACGTCTACTGTGACGGTCAAGCCGGTCACGCTGACGCCGGTCGTATCTACAAAATGAGCGTAAAAGGTAAGGGCTACGCCTTGTCTCTGGATCATTGTTTATTCTCCTTCTGCTCCTTTACGGCTCCGTGTACACAATGACCAACTTAGGGCGATTCCCCGCCGTGCTATGGTCGCTGCTATAAAACTGGTACATATCATCTGTTTCGGTGTCGGCTTTGACCAGGAATCCGTTATTGGTCCATGAACCACCGCTTATCATTGCTTGCACAGATGCAGCGGTTAGTGTGAAGTCTTTGAATGCGCCCGTTGTCTCTGTTGCTGAAAATGCCCTGCTGCCAATATCCGTCTGCTCACAGTCGTCAGAATGAAAGCCACCGGCGGTTGACCAACTGTTACCCGTACTGTAGATATTCCAGGTTGCTTGAGTTTCAACCCAAGCGCGCTTGAGGCGATACACGCGCAAAGTTCTGGCATTGCTGCTGAACTCAGCGTGACAATACAGAGACAGCGTTGCGCTGATAATGGTGGAACCCGCCGCAATGCCGGACAAGTTAAACTTGATGGCGCTGCGCCAGATGTCCACGATTGCATTAGACTCGCCCGCACCCAGGTTGGAATTGGTGCCAAGATTGGTGGTCGGCTGAAAGGAACGCAGAACCGTGTCCACGCCCGCTGTGCCGTCCGGCTGTATCGTCAGCGTAATCTCATCACCCGGATCTACGTCCAACACGACAACGCCGTTTGCATCCGATGTGCCGATATAGTCATCACCGTTGACAGTGGCAGTTATTTCGGTGCTTGGCGTTTGCCCTTTGAGCGTTAGCACAAAGGTATATGCGCCTGTATCTGCCGTGATGGTAAAAACGCGCGTGGTCATGTTGTAGACCACCGTGCCGAACTCGCTCTTGCCATCGCCAAGCCACAGCTTGAACCGCTTTGTATCCAGATAGCCAAGCACCTTGAGCGTACCGCTTGCGGCGATTGTCCACGCCGCGTGCGTCTTGGCAGCGATGGGCGACATGAAGGTAGGTTCGGCCTGGATGACCGGCTCGCCAGCATTGGGCAAGTCGTGCAACCAGCGCGGACTATCCAGCGCGTCGGTAATGCTCTCGTCATAGTTGGTCAGCGGTACAGCATCCAGTGCAGCCATGATGTTGGTCGTGTTGACAATGGGTACACGGCTATCATCCTCGTCGTGGAATAGCCACAGATGCCCACCCGTGAAGTTGGTGATGCTCAGCACATTGGCGCGCGCATGGTAGTTGAGCGGAACGGTCGTAGGGTCGTCGCCAATCCAGGCGCGCATCAGAATTTGGTCGGAACTGTTGGAGCCGTTCTGATACCAACCGTCCGTCACGTCGTGCCCGTAATCTGAGATACCGAAGAAGGAAGTGCCCGTGTTGAAGGTGTCAGGGTAACGAGAGAGGGCGCTATAAGCATTGCCGCCGCCGCCGCTATAGCCAACGATATGAATCTGCGCAGCGTCTGTCTCGGCTGGATAGGTCGCCAGAACATGCTGGATAGCGTCGTAAATATCCTGGATTTCACGCCCACCCGAATCTTCAGTTCCGCCCGACAAGCCACGTCCTCTCATCTCGACAAAGACAGCGAAAACGCCATAGTTGGCAAAGCGCGTATAGCAGGCCGTGTCGAAGTCCGCCACCTCTTGGCTAAAGCCGTGCAGGATAGCGACAACGGGCAAGTCGCTACCGCTAGGATAGGCAACCTTTGCGTACAGGGTGAGCGCGTCAATGCTGCTGGCATAAGATACATCCGCAACCGTGGTTCCCGCCGACCCCGCCGCCACCTTGCGCCGCGCCGCCAGTCCCGCCGTAATTTGTCCAGTCCCCGCCAGAACAGGTGTCAGCATTGCTAATTCACCCTATCGGTCAGCAATAACCATTCCACCGCTTGCGGCACTTGCACCAAGCCCACCCCCTGCTGTACCACCACGCTCTCGCGGTTCTCGTACAGATGCCCGATTAGTAGCAGCATGGCTTGCTTGTAAGCGTCCGGCACATCATCGCCGTTGCCAAAGCCCGCCACATAGGTGATGGCGATCGATCCGCCCACCTGCAATGTCTCGCTGGGCCAACTCGCCCCCGACTTGAGCAGGATGCGCCCCGGAATGCTGTGCGTTTCCACCACATAATTCGAGGCCGCCCACGTAAAGGGGTCGCCCGCCTCGTCCGTATAGATAATGCTGGTCACGCTCTGCAGCGGCGGATAGGGCAGCTCCAAACGGCCGTCGTAAGGCCAACGGTCCAAGCGGCTCACCAGCGTGCGCGTGGTAAAGGCCCACTGGCTAATCATTTCGCATTGCCGCCGCGCCACACCAATCAGCCGCGTAAATAGCGCATCTTCCAGCGAGTGATCCACCCGGCAGTGCAGCTTGGCCTCCGCCACCGATACCGCATCGGCCGGCGTGCTTAACTCCCTCACGTTGGTGATTCTCATGATTCCGGCGCTCCGTAACTGATTCGCTGTACTGCTGAAGCGATGCAATCAAACCAGTAAATCTCATAGTCCCGGTTAAAGATCGAAAGAATAAAATCAAAATCGCCGGCATAGGTGGCGCTAAAAAAGCGAGCGTGCTTTTGCCAAATGGAGCGCTTAACCACAAAGGCGCTACAGCCAATGCCGCCCAGCTCAGGGCGTTTCTGCCAACAGCCATCCGGCAATATCCCGCGCTTCCCCTGATCCATCTTGACCATGATCACATCCGGCTTATACTCCTGCTCAATCCTTTTCAAATCAGCCACAAAGGTCGTGCTCGCCACCATATCATCGTCATCCAAAATCCAAATGTACTCACCCCTCAGCATGGGTGCATAGGCCGCCATGTTGGTGTAGCTCCAGCCGATGCCACGCCCCTCCGGGTCATCCAGCAGCGTCTGCACATAGTCCTCACACGTTTGGGTGCGCAAACTTTCCATGTTGGCCGCCAGCATCTTGGGTCGCTTATACGTCCGCGTCAATACCTCTAGGAACGGCCCTTTTAGGGACCTCCTGGGCGCGCTTGCCACGCGTCGCCGCCTTGGGGTCGACCGCCATCTCCCGCGCCGTAATGTCGGGTTGATCTACCTCGCCCGGCTCCAGCGCTGTGTCATCTGCGTTGGTAATCTGCACATAGCCGCCGCGCCGCAGATCGTCGGCAATCTCATCGGGCAACGTGTAATAGCGGCCCTTCTTCATGGCGAGCGAACCGTTGCCGGTTGGCGCTACCACATTCTGAAGTGCTAAGACTCGGCTCACGGTTCCTCCATGTTCATACGGTCTAAGTACGTTACCATCCGGCTCGATATGGTCGCAGGGCACGTCAAAGCGTGCGATCATGCGCAACCCCATATGCAAGCAATCTGTGGCAAAGGCCAGGTCGCCGGCGTCGTTATTGTCGCCACGCACCCCTACCCGTTCAAGCACCTCACGGCGAATCAGGGTGCAGCCCCAACCGACGCCGCTCACCTGCGCCCAGCCACGCGCCCGCGCCTGGCGTACCTCGGCCGGGTACAGGCTCAGGCTCATGCCAATGTTGTTGTTGCCCTGATACTGCCAGGCGTTGAGTACCTTCATGCCGTGTCTGAGCGTGTAGACGCCGAACACAACCGGCGCATCTGTTGTATATAGTTTGTCGATGGTGTCTGGCGGAATCACCATGTCATGCTCGACCGTGAGCAGGGCATCGAATTCTCCCGCCAGACACATCTCCCGTCCGCGCTGGTATTGTGCGACCACGTTGGCGGCCTTTTGCCCCGGAAATGGGTTGTGGTCGCTGACCTCCCAAACAAACGGAATGTCTGTTTTTTGGGCAGCGATACTGGCTCCCGTTTCGGGTCGCAGTTGGTCGTCAATCGTGGGCGTGAATACCAGAATGGTCATTATGTGCTCTGCGTGGCGTACTTGATTGCCTCGGCCTGCAGGACACCGAACACCGCGTCAAACCAGAACCAAAGGCGCACGTTCCCGGTCGAAATCGCCGTGAAAGGATCGCGAATGGTCTGTAAGGAGGTTCCTTCGCGGAACCCCATGAAGTTAAAATTCCCAAACAGCAAAGATTTGGCGCTCGCCGCCGGTGTCGGCATATAAGAGGACTGGTAGACCGGGAAGCCCCACAGCATCGCCGAACCGCCGCCGGCCAAATCACCGCCCGGATGCGGCGCAAAGGTAAAGACGGATGAGCTGGCGAGGGCGCTGATCGTGGCATAAGCGGTCGGGTTCATCACCCACTTGGCGCCCTCTTGGTACTCCGGAAGCAATTTCCCCACTAAGTTTGGCACATCTCCGGCGGCGATGGCGGTTGGGCTGGCCAACGTCAGCGAAGCGGTGCCATTGGCGATGGCTTCTGTAACCAGAAGTTGATTGAGAGTCGCAGCCCAACCACGAGCCACCCAATTGGTGAGGAAGGCTTCGAGTTTTACATCTTCATCTCGCAACAATTCCCATGTCAGGGTGATAAATTTGGCATACTTTACGAGCGTGAAGGCCTTATTCGCCAATGCCGGCGCATCTTGGTTGATCGTGCCCGCCTCGGCGACCGAGGTGAAGAGTAGATCATCCTCGGCGTCAATCGGGTAGTTGACGGTCAAGCCTTTGCCCGGCACCAGCGTCAGCCCCAATTTGGGCACGAGGCTCGATTCGTCGCGGCGCGCCTTGATGTTCTGCACCATGCCGGTCGGCACGGTTACGCCGCCGTCGGCCGGGGTCGTCTCATTCATGTCCGTATTGTTGTAGGCGCGTAGCTCGGATGCCACGCCGGCGTCGCCGCTGCGCAGATAACGGAAGTAAAGACTCTTTTCGGCGTCCTTGGTGATCGTCGTCGGGTGATACTGAACGTTTTGCGGTTTGGCGACGGCGGTAAAGCCCTCCAGCTCTTCCAAACGTTCCGCTTCCGCTCGCAACCCTTTGGCCTCATCGACCAGCGATCGATAGAGCGTCTCTTCTTCCGGCGTCACGCTGCGGTCTTGCGTCTTGGCAACGTCATAGAGGGCGCGCGCTTCCTCGGCTTTGTTGGACATCGCCACGCGCAATTCTTGTGGATTCATCTTGCTCTCCTTTTGAACATAAGATCGTGCTCTTGGAGCATTTGAGCTACACGCGCCCGCGCTAGTTCTTTTGCTTTTTTGTCTTGCTTACTATGATCAACACCCTGGCCCAACGCCCGTTGAACCCAATCGGGTGCAGAACGCATGACACCTACTCCCGTTTGCGGATAGGCCGCCCACGTCACCGGCGAGATTTCCATCAGGTTGACCGTGTTGAGTTGACGCAGCGGAATGCCATCCTTATCTTCCGCCCAGCTATCGCCGCCGCTGGGCACATTAAAGCCAAAGCTCATCTGGTCAACATCGCCGCGCTCGATCAGCGTCACGGCGTCGCGCCCATCCTGCGTATCGGGAGGATGCAGCTCAAAGGCAAGCCCCTGCGCATCCTCCCAGACTTGCAGCGTGCCCGCCCTGGTGCGTCCAAGCACCCTAGCGGTGTCATGCTGCCACAAGGCCCGTATATCGCCGCCTAGGCTCTCCTTGAAGGCGCCAGGGGCGATGATTTCACGGAAGCCCATATAGACACTGGGCGTGTTGAAGAGCGCAGCGTGCCCCAAAATTACCGCCGGCTTGCCGCCGCGTGCGCGAATTTCCACGGATCGCAGCGTAAAGGTGCGCTGCTCCGTGCCCAGACCAGCCGCGCGGCCAGAATCCTCCTCAATGCCAAGCTGCGTTAGAACAGCTTGTAATTGTTCGATAGCCGCCCGCAATTTCGATTCATTGGCGGCGCTCAGCACGCGCCCGGCGCGGATTTCGCTAATCATTTGCTCTAGCTTGTTCATAGTTCCTCTTTTTTTAGGCAGCGACCGTCACGCAATCACAACCACTGTGCAGTGGCCCATGTCTAATCGTTCTGACAACCGGCAGCGGGTCAACGCCCTCCGCCGTCACCGTATCACCGGCCTCAAAAAAGGCGCCGTCAATCTTAATGCGCTTGCCGTCGATCTTGCGGCACATCGGGCACGACTCGCCCCTGGCCGACCAGCGCAAAATGCTGACACCGCCGGAGGCATAGCCAAAGATGGCCAAGGCGTTGCCCGCCTCAAATGCCTGTTGGAATCCCTCTTTGCCCGCTTTGGTCGCTTCCCAGCCATCCATACGCTCTTCAATCGCTGTCTGCGCCTCTTCTTCGTTTTCGGCTTCCGCCAACAAAGCGCGCAATTGTTTTTCGCCGCCGACCGCATACACTTCGGTATAGTTGGCGAGATAGCCTTCAATCCACGCCCTCATCTCGTCATCCAAAGGCGCAGGCTCACCGCCCAACTCCGCCGCCACGCTTGCCATCATCGTTTCGGCATAGGTCAGCATGATGTTGCGGAAATAGTCGGGAAACCAACTCCGCAGTTGCTTGTAGAAAGTCTCTAGCCAGGTGGCAAAGCTCTCAGCGTCGCGCTTGCCGAGTTTGGATTTGGCCGCCTTGCGGATGTCGGCGCTCTCACGCTTGACGGCTCTGGAGGCCGCATCTTCAAACAACCGCACATGGCGATTCATCAGCGCGCGCCGCTGGGCATCGTCCACCCGCTTTTCCGGGAGTAGTGGTGTCCGTGGCTGCGCGACCTCGACCAGCAAGCGCGCCTGCGGCGGCTCCGGCGCCGGCTCCACGGTTGGCGCTGCGGCTGGTGGCGCAGGCTCTGTGCCCAAAGCGATCAGGTTGAGCGGCGTAAACAGGACATCGCCGCCCTCCATCGGGTTGCGATCTTCCAACTCACGAATCTCGTTGGGTGTCAGGATGGTATTGTTGACCGCCACCTGATAGCTCTGGTAGCGGCTGAGCGTATCGCCGCGCAGCATGCCCTCGACATTGTATTTGGCGAACATCGTGCGCCGCTCGCCTTCGGTCAAGAGGTCGCGATAGATCGCCTGCTCGTGGCGTACCAGCCACGGCATCAGCGTATACATCACAAAGTTGATGCTCTGCTGCTCGATATTGCTAAAGGTCGCCCGGTCAAGGTCGGCTAACATGTGCGGTGGCACGCGGAAGATGCGCGCGATCTCCGTCACCTGAAATTTACGCGTCTCCAAAAATTGCGCCTCGTTATTGGCGATGCCAATCGTCGTCACATCCATGCCTTCTTCGAGAATCTTGGTGCGATGGGCGTTGCTCAGCCCTTGGTGCTCATAGGCATAGGATTCCTTGAGGCGCTTTGCCGCCTGCTCGGATAGTTTGCCGGGATGGCGCAAGATCAGGCCAGGCCGCGCGCCGTTGCTGTAGAAACGGGCGCCATATTCCTCGGCGGCTAAGCTAAGGCCAATCGCCTGCTTGGCCGCTTGCAGGATCGGGCTGAAACCCATCAGGCCGTTGCCTAAGCCCTTGAGGTGGTGGATGCGGTAAGATGGTATCGCCCGCAGCGTCTGGTCCGGCATACGGTACATGTAATACATCTGTCCGTTGCTGCCGCGCTGCAGATCCTCCATCTTATCCGGGCGCAAAGGCCATAACGCCCGAATCTTGCCGCCGTTGTCGATGTCTTTTTCGCTGTAGCCGTTGCCGCATAAGAGGCAATGGGAGATCATCAATTCTCGCCATTCAAGCGCCGTCATCTCCGGGTTGGTGAGATTGTGCAAAATCGGATAGAGCGGGTGCGAGGTCGCCTTGCTTTTGTCGCGCCCACTTTGCTTGTACAGCACCAAGGGCAAGGCGGCGATAGACTCCGAAATGATGCGGATACAGGCATAGACCGCGCTCGAACGCATGGCGTTTTCTTCGGTGACGGGCGGCCCGGCATAGGTCGGCGTGCTGACGGACATCAGGTCAAAAAGGTCGCCATAGCTCATAGCGCGCCGCTCGAAAATGCTGGTCATGCGCTTCCATAAGGTCATAGTTCGAGGATACCCCTCTCTTCATAGACGCTCGCCACTTGGCGCGTCGCCCTATCAAGTGCCATGATGCCCGCCACGATGCCGTCAATCTTGGCGCGGCTTTTGGACTTGTCAGGCTTGAGGTTGCCCGCCGGGTCCTGGCGCACAATCACGTTATCGGCCATCCAGCGCAGCACCGGGTTGCCGTCATGCGCCAACTTTTGCGAAAGCACCAGCTTCATCAGCTCCTTGGTGGGCGGCGACATCGATTGATAGCCCTGCCCAAACTGGATCATCGTCTGCCGTGCTTCTTCGAGTCTCTGGTACATCAGCGTCGCGCCCCAGCGGTCAAAGGCGATCTCCTCGATGTTGTACTCCATCGCCAACTGGCGGATCGTCGCCTCAATGTAGTAGTAGTCAATCACGCTGCCCTCGGTGGCGTTAATAAGTCCGTCGCGCAGCCAAGCGTCATAGGGTACGCGGTCGCGGCGCACGCGCTCGTGTAAATTGTCGAGCGGTATCCAGAAGAAGGGCATCAACCAATAGGGGTCGTCCTCCTCTTCGGGCGGGAAGCACAGCACGAAGGCCGCAATATCGGTCGTGCTCGCCAGGTCCAAGCCACCGTAACAGGTGCGCCCTTTCAGATCGGGCATCTCGCGCTTGCAAGCGTTCCAGGCAATCATGTCCAGCCAACGCTCTTCCTGTGCCGTCCACTGGTTGAGATGCAAGCGGCGAAATGTATTTTGATAGGCGGGCGAGTTCTTCGCGCGTTCGCATTCCTGCTCCAAGTATTCGAGCTTAATCGTCACGCCCAGCCCAGGGTTGGCCTTGGCCCACACCACCGGGTCGGTCCAGTCGTCATCCTCATCGGCAGCGGCGATGTAGGCAAAGAAGGAGTCATCCTCAATCACGCCCTCAAGCACCTGGCGCGCATATTCATGCTGCTCCCAACAAATCGAGTTGGGGTCATAGACTCCGGCGGTTGTGATCATCACCATCAGCGGCTGCCGCCTGGCGCCGGTCGAGGTATTGAGCACGTCCCACAGTTCGCGGTTAGGCTGGGCGTGCAGCTCATCGAAGACGATCCCGTGACTGTTAAACCCGTGTTTTGTGAAACTGTCACTGCTAATCACCTTGTAGCTACTCGCCGCTTTGGGTACGATGATGCTATTGCGAAAGACCTTGCTGTATTTACTGAGTGCCGGCGACGCCTCGACCATCTGCTTCGCCTGATCAAAGACTATCCTAGCCTGGTCGCGGTCGGCGGCTGCGCTATACACCTCTGCCCCTGGTTCGCCGTCGGCAAAGAGTAGATAGAGGGCCAGTCCCGCACTGAGCGTGGATTTGCCTGTCTTGCGCGGCACTTCCAGATAGCAGCGGCGATACTTGCGTGTGCCGTCGGCGCGCTTCCAACCAAAGAGTTCGCGCAAAATTTCCCGCTGCCACTCCTGCAGCTTGAACGCCGAACCCGCCCATTCGCCCTTGCTGTGCTGGAGCAATTTTTCAAAAAAGGTGACGACCAAATCCGCCGCCTTGCGGTCAAACCAATAGTCAGGCTGATCCATCAGCATCGACGCTCACCGTTGCAAACAATTGTTCCGCCAACGTCTGCGTTGTTTCCTCCGCCGGCTGTGCCTCAATGCGGCTGCGGCTCGCAGGCGTCATGCCAAATTCACGCAGCATGATATTCATATTCTTGAGCGCCGTGTTGGCGATGCTCTCCCACGGGTTCAGATACATGCCGCCCTTCTCGCCCACCAGCACGCGCCCACCAGCGTGTACCTTTCTTTCTGCCTCCAGCCACTTCGCCAGTTGGTGCACCAGCTCCGCCAAGGCAATACCATCCACCTCCGTCATCACGCGTAGTCCCACCAGTTGCTTGGCAAGCTGGGTATAGGCGCGCCGCTCGCTGCCCGTCAACCACTTCGGGCACGGCGGAATTTCCACGCGCGGCGTAGGCTCCAATCGATTGAGCGGCCTTTTGCCGGGATTGCCGGCCAACTCCTTGAGTGCAGTTGGCTTCGGCGGTCTACCTGTTCGCATTGGTCACAGTCCCCCCAGGGACATCGTTACCCCCACCCTATCCAGTTTCGCGGTCATGTGTGTTTTGC